GGCGCCATCTGGCTGACGGTGCCCAACATGGCCGACGTCTGCGAGAAGCTCGGCGTCGAGCCCGTGCCGTATCGCAAGGTCAGCACGGATCTTGCCGCACTCGACGCCGAGCGGGATTGTCCCAGCGAGGTCGCCGTGCGACGCGGCATCATGACGCCACGACCTCGCGAGGGCGTCGTCCTGCGTCCGCTTCAGGAGTTCACGACGAGCAACGGCAGCCGCGTCATCGTCAAGCACAAGGGCGAGGCGTTCAGCGAGACGAAGACGCCGCGACCTGTCGTCGACGCTGGCAAAGCCGCCGTGCTGGAGGCCGCACAGGCTATTGCCGACGAGTATGTCACCGACGAGAGGCTGCGTCATGTACTCGATAAGATTGAGGTTGGCGGCGTCACCGTCGGCATGGAGGCGACTGCGAAGGTGATCGCAGCCATGACAGAGGACGTCTTGCGCGAGGGCAGCGGCGAGTTCGTCGACAGCCGTGACGCCAGGGCGGCGATCGGGCGTCGCACGTCCGAGATGTTCAAGGCGCTGCTTAAGAGGCGCTTGACAGACAGCAGCAAGTAGTTTACCGTTGAACGGTTGTCGAGGGCTCTCGCCTGCATTCGATCACGTCGAGCGCAGACGAAAGTCCTTGACTTTGTAAAGGTGTGTGCATGCGAGTCCAGGACTTTCTTCGTCAAGGCAACACACTGGCAGATCTGCAACAACGATATGCCATCAAAGCCACGAGATCGCTACGATACCCACAGCTCGTACTCTTGAAGTACAGCCAGATCGACAGCCCGATGGCAGAGCCGATCGTTCAAGAGTGTCGCGGCCTCATTCTTGATGAAAGCGATAATTGGTGTGTTGTATCACGCAGTTACAATAAATTCTTTAACAGCGACGAGGGCCACGCAGCTAAGGTCGATTGGGCCACAGCACAGGTGCAAGAGAAGCTCGACGGGTCTCTGTGCGTGCTCTACAACTACCGAGGGGAATGGCTCGTTCAAACGTCAGGACACCCCGACGCCGCCGGCAAAGTCAACGATCAGAACTTCACCTTTGCCGATCTGTTCTGGCAGACTTTTCGCGAGCACGGTTACACTCCGCACGGTGAGCCTAACGTCTGTGTCGCCTTTGAGCTGACGTCAAAGTGGAATCGCGTTGTCGTACAGCATGCCGTCGCGAGCCTGACGATGATAGGCGTCCGCTGTCGCCGCACGGGCAAAGAGTCGTCTGTGGCTTCGTTGGCTCATGTCTACAACCCCGTTCGCAGCTTTCCTCTTCAGAGCCTCAGCGACATCAGTTCGACCTTTCAGACGATGGAACCTCTCAAACAAGAAGGTTACGTTGTCGTCGATGCCAACTTCAATCGTATCAAAGTCAAGCATCCTGGCTACGTCGCGATCCACCACTTGAGAGACGGACACAGCACGCGCCGTCTTGTCGAGATCGTGCAGGCCGGCGAAGTCGGTGAGTTCCTAGCCTATTTTCCTGAGTGGCGTGAGGAGTTTGAGCAAATACAGGCAGGGCTCGCAGCCCTAGACACGGAGCTGACGACTGCATATGACAAGATCAAGCACATCGTCAGTCAGAAAGACTTTGCTCATGAGGCCGTGAAGACGCGGTGCAGCGCAGCTCTGTTCTTACTTCGCGCTGGCAAGGTCGCCAGCATCGCCGAGTACCTGCGTACGAAGCTACGTCCTGACGCCGTGTTGCAGCTGCTTGGCATGCGCAACGTTGAGGCATTGTCAGAATGACCACGCTGTCACTACCACGACGCCCGTTCGTCGACGCTGTCCTCGCAGCAGCTCACGGCGACTACATCAGGTTGTCCATCGAGGACGCCGTCTCTGTCATAGTTACGGGCGCCGACATGTACACCACGACGTCGACGATGGTGTGGGCGCAGCTGCCGCTCGACGTCGTAGCCTCGTCGGTGACGCTGCCGACGAAGTTGCTCGTAGCGACGGCGAAGGCACTACAGGGTGACGACGTCGAGGTTGTAATAACCACGTCCCGATGTCGGCTGCGCAGTGGCAGCTACCGCGCCGAGATCGCAGCGCAGGGGCGTCTGCCCGCCGTGCAGCAAGTGCCTGAGCAGTCGTGGCGCAGCGTCGACACGGGCATGACTGCCGAGTTCTCGCAAGCGCTGCGCTGCGCGAGGGCAGCGATGCTGTCAGATCCAGCTCGCCCCGCCGTAAGCGGCGTCCGTGTCGATCTGGATGGCTCCGTAGTTGGCACCGACGGTAATCGTATGCACCACGTCACCACGTCGTGGCCCGGCGGCTACACGCTGCCTGGCAGCTGCATCGACGCGGTCGTCGATGTGCTGGCAGCGATGGAGATGCCGAAGGCGACGAAGCCGAAGCGCAAGGGGGGTGCTGACGGGACGTGTCCCTCTGCTGCGGTGCCTGAGCTGCACCTCGCGATCGGCGCCAACAACGTCGCCTTCAGGCTGACGACGCCGACCGCGACGCGGACGCTGTTCTGTCGTCGTGCTCCTGAACCGTTCTCGGAGTGGCGCCGCATCGCTACGGCAGCAACTACGTCGGCCGCCACGCTGACACTAGATCGCGACGTCCTCGCCACGACGCTGAAGTCCTGCCCGGCCGATGTCGTTACGCTTAGCATTGGCAGCGGCGTGCTTGCTCTGGATTATGTCGTCTACGACGCCACCTCGACGCGACGACTGGGCGACGGCAGCGTCGAGGTGCCATTGAAAGCAATGCGACTACCCCTTGGCAGCAACTGCTCCGTCAAGGTCGCTGTGGCCTTCTTGCGCGATGCCGTAGCGTGCTGCGGCGACGAGGTCGCCTTGGAGATGTCGCCGTCGCAACCTCTGCGCGTGCGGAGTGGTCGATTTCAGGGCGTAGTCATGTTCATGCGGTAGATTTATTTGGTGTAGTTACGCAGACTTAGAAGAAATCAGCAGATCGGTACTTGACCGATCTGTGCTATTCGGGCATGCTTTGAAGTGTAAGGAGATACGCCGATGAACACAGCAGCCAACCGCCGCGACGTTTCCAGCAAGTTACGCTTCAACAACGTCGAGCTACAATCCGACAGCATTCTGGCTGCTCGACGCTGGTTTGCAGAGAACGCACTGGCATGCTCAGCAGCCGCGCGATCGAGAAGTGAAGCTCTCGACGCGCATACGTTCCACGTCAATGATCTGACCACCTACAAGGCTGCAAAGACGACGCTGGCCGCTGAGTGCTTGATGGGTGAGTACGATACGACACTAGCCTTCATGCAGAAGGCGTACTTCATCCAGACTGGCGCGTGTCCCGCGTTGCTACCATAGCTTGACATCGTCAGGGCGTCGTGCTAGTGTCGACGAAGTGAAGACGCCGATACAAGACCTACACGATGCTGTCGAGCAGTACGTCGCCCGCTTCGTCAATACGCCCGCGTCGCGGCTGCCTCGACATGTAGGTGTCGTGCAGTTCAAGATCGGCGTCTCAACGATGCAACTTGCTCACTACGGCGTCGTTGTAACGTGGGAGAAGCTACGAGCGCCGATTGTCGTACACGTCGGCAATTTGAAGGGCTGCTTTCGGGCAACGGAGGTCGCGTCTGCACCTGATGTACGATATGGTAACACCGAGTATACGATCTACGGCCACATCCGCTTAGAGGAGTCGAGCATGTCAGAGTCTACGCAGGAAGTAGAGTTTCGCAAGGGTTGTCCGAGCGTCGACCACGTCGAGGCGGCGTTGCGGCTGGGATTGGAGTGGCGCTGCAAAGGTAAAAACAACATAAAGTATCGCTTTGTAATCAATAAGGGTCTGGTTTGCTTAGATTGTCCACCGTATGCACCAGACAATCTGATGTCGACGTATGACGACTTTGTGAGATGTTCAGGCGACTTGGATCGCGCATGGCGGCTTAGCTCAGCAGAAAACATACCCGTCACCTGGTCCGACCTCTACGACGAGGTCGCCAGGTTCAAGGCCACCAAGGCGCCGCCAGCACCCGTTGCTCAGCCCACCAAGAGGTTCAACGTCGGCGACGCCGTCATGTGCTCGACGTTCAGCGACGGCACTGCCGGCGTTCGCATCGCGAACCCGCAAGACATCGCCCGCAACCTCGGCGTAGGCAAGATCGAGGGCTGCTGGCAAGACCACTCGCGCTATCAAGTCCGCAACCTCGCTACCGACGAGGTCCACGTCTGGCCGGCGTCGGCGCTACAGGGCGTCGACAACTGGGGTCTGAAGATCGGCGACGAGGTCGTGACGCCGAGGTTCGGGGGCGCACCGAGTTTTATGCGCGAAATGGAACAGTATGTTGATCAATCGGGATTAATCGAACAGATTAATAATTACATATGGGTGCATGGTTGGGCTTGGCCCACCTACGACGTCGCCGTCGCGACGGCGCGGCATCGTCTCAAAGCCGCACAAGTAGAGGCCAAGGCAGCGGCGAAGCAGCCTGAGTTTCGGCAGCTTACGCGCGGCATCATCGAGGCGAATCCTGACCAGATCTGGCAGTACGAAGGAGCACAAGAGGGTCGCTTTGACAAATATCGCTATGTCGACGGTGTGCTGCGATCGGACTTCATGTCGCATGCCGTTGGTTGGAGCAAATCCCCGACGCTGCTCTCGTGCTCTCCCGGCGAAGCCTATTTAGCTCAGTGCCGCCCCATCTGCGCCGCCACGATGCTGCCGATGTCGTGGGACGAGCTCAAGCCCAGCCTCGACGTGGCCAAGCCGACGTCGCAGCTGCCTCGTGACGGTGACGCCATGACCGTCGACGGCGCCGTCGCCATCGCTGAGGAAGGCGCACGCAGAGCGATCGAGCGTCATCTAGGTGCAGGTACAACATCTGTACGTGTGTACGACAACGACGCAGATGAACGAAGCACACTTACAAACATGCTCGTCGAACAAGGCGCAACCGACATAAACATACAACGTGACTCACACGGCGTGCTTAGCGCCACTTACAAACTTCCCATAAAACAGTCTTTATCACACATCCCACAGGAGACCACCATGCCCACCATCAACACTGGAACTACCAACGGTTCGACCATTGACAACCCGACCACGACCACGAAGAAGCCATCTCGCGGACGCCTCGCGATCGACGCCGCCAAGACGCGGGCGCCGGTTGAGCTCGGCCTCAACCGCATGCACAAGATCGTCGCCAAGAAGGCCCTCAAGATGTTCAAGGGCACACGGCAGGAGAAGGCCGTCGTCCAGCGCTTCCTCTCCGATGTCCTTCAGTCCGAGTACGGCAAGGCGTTCATGGGCGCAGCTGCTGCCACCATCGTGCCCTATGGGGCCTCGCTGCCCGGCCTCGGCAAGCACGCCGACATCCTAGACGCTGTAGCCGACGAGCTGGCCAAGCGCAGCGCTACCGTGCTCGCTGTGGAGCTGGGCGGGACGTTGCTGGACGCGGTGGAGCCACTCATTGCCATCGTGACCGACATGGTCGCCAAGACGGCGGAAGGGAGTAGCAGTGTCGAGGTGGTCGACATGCCCGCGGAGACTGCGCGGTTGTCAGCGCCACAGCAGGGCAGCAGCCCCGACTTCAGCAACGTGGCGTCGTCCATGCGCTGCCGTACCTCGGCGTAGCCTACTTTCTTCGCCTCTGCTTATCTCGCCACTTCCTCCACGATTCAATTAGCTGCATTCTGAGCCCTCCTAGCAGCGCTGCCATAGCGCAGCACTACTTCGACATCGAAACGGCCTCCTAGTGCAAATGGCGCAATCGTCATGCGTGTGCCCTGTGCGGGCACAAACGGAACGTGCTTGGTGCCCTATTTGGTTCGGTCTCGCCTCGTGTACCTACATTTCGTTACCTTTGCTATTACGCACGTGCGCGCGACCCTCTATATAAAAGAAAATAAAACTCAAAAAACTCTATTGGGGGTTTATGCGCAGGCGCATACGCGCGCGTAATGGGAAAGGTCGTACATGTACTCAAGCAGGCTACAAGCCTACCTGCTGGTACGACCATCGGAGCTTTAGAGCTGTTCGGAGGTTGACGGCCAGATGACAGGCCGGTGACGGCCGGGTTGACGGCTACTGAGAGCTGAAAAGTGTAGGAGTTTCGCGGGTGGTGACAGCTGTGACGGTTGTTGCGGCTATTTCACGAGTCGCGGCTTTCGGATGCCGCCAGAAAAATGTCGCAGAAGGCCGTCATAACCGTCACGGCTGTCAATGCAGAAGGATATCGCGCAGTTAGGTCGCTACGACGGCCGTCACCCAGGCCGTCAAGACCTACACTCACGGTGCAACTGCTGAGATGTGTGCTGAACATAGACGGCTATAAGGTAACCACGACCTCGCCGAAACGCAAGCCTTGACTTTACCACGACGTCGTTGTAGAGTCGACGCCATGAATGCACAGCAGCAGACAAGCGATCTAGTCGCCACGCTCACCCGAGCAGCCGCAGCCCTCACAGCGCAACGTCCCGACGACGACGCCACCCCGATGTCGGTGCTAGCCCTACGCAGCCGCGCCGCCGTCGTGGTCGAGTGCTTCCGCCAGGTCGCCGTGCAGCAGATGCCACCGATCGGTGCCCTAGGCGTCGACTTCGTCGCGGCAGCGCAGTGGCTGTCAGGCTACTATACGCAGGCGGCTGCCGGGCTACAGCAACAGGCGCGCCCTACACTGCTGGGCGTTGATGGCGTCAACCTGACGGGTGCGGCGACGCCTATGCAGCTTAGCAGCGTCGCCGAGGCTATTAGAGATGTGGCATCGATGTGGCAGATGGTGGGTGAAGCGGCGCAGCAGCACGAGGAAGCCGCAGTGTCTGAGCAAGCCACCGTGACCGGCATCCTGCGCATCTGGACTGCCGTAGTTGCCGGCCTTGTCACGACGGTGACGTCGGGGCAGCTGCGCGGTGGTCGTCAGGAGGTCATGGCGATGACGTCAATCATGGCGCAGACTGCTCGCGAGGCCGCCGTCATGGCGGCGACGATGGGCATTGAAGACAGCAGCGACGGCGAAGCAGCAACGAGATCATAGTGGCAGCGATACCCACAGCTGCACGGTCTATGCGACTTCCTGTCGACGTCCGCGAAGCATCGTGGACGTGGACATATGATCTGCCACACGATCGACGAGGTTGTAGTCGGGACGGTCTTATCCGTGTGTTCGGGCCTGCGTGTATGAGGCTGATATGTCGTGTCGCACTTGCCGACACCGATGACTACACCGACCTCATCGCAGTTGCTGACGGTAACGGCGGCGAGCAGCGCGAGAGATTCAGCCTTCGTCGTCGAGATTTGAGGGTGCCACCGCCCAGTGGCAAAGAAGACGTCGCCATCCAGACGTCGTGCGGGCTGCTACGTGGTCGCATCGTTGGCTACAACCGCGACGGCCTCGTCGACGTGTACGCATACCCTGGTAGTGTCGTTGCCTTCGTCAAAGCTCTCGAAATGTACGTAAGAGACGAGGTGTGGTTCTAATGCTACCCAGCGACATCAATCAGCTACTACAGACCACACGTCCCGACGTCGCCACCTGGACGGCGCTGTGTCGCCTCCTCGACGCCGCCTCGTTGTCGCCGCAACAGCTCGGTGAGGTCAAGAAAGCGTTGTCGTCGTGGCCGAGGGAAGTACCGCGGCGGGCTCCGAGGGAGTGGATCAAGCAGCGAAGCATCGGCGACCCAAACAGCTACGACAAGCTGCTCTCGCTCTGCTGCGACGTCACCGAGACGGAGTCGCTCTACAACTACTACATCGCTCAAGTGTCGACGTCGCCGCGACTTCGACTGAGAGACGGCAGCCCCGCCGTGACGATGTGGCGGCAGCTTCGCGGCAGGGTGCAGCTGCAAAACGGCACGTCGATAGAGCTTGGTGCGGGACAGCCCGGCCTCGCCGACCTCGGCGGCATCATGACGGTGGAGTGGGATTTGCGAGGTGTCTCACAAAGAGCTAATTTTTATGTCGAGATCGAAGTAAAGATCGACGGTAAACTGCCGCCCTCATGCTTTGAATATCGGGGAGATTCAACCCGAATGCTTACTCAAACCGAAAAGGATCAAGTTCAGAGACAGCTAACGCAGCGTAATAGGGGTGGATTTTACTCTTTTGTTGAGCGTGCTCAAGACGCCGTAGGAGATTTAGTTTCGTTCCGCGATGACATCAAAGCGAGGATTGTATGATATCTGAACTGGATGTAAGTCGATTCTGGTCTAAGGTCGACAAAACAAACGATTGTTGGCTTTGGAAAGGATCACTTGATAAAGATGGATATGGCAAGTTCCATGTGGAACAGCAGACTCTGCGTGCGCATCGTGTCGCTTGGATTATCTCTTTTGGAGATATCGCGTCTGGGTTATGTGTATGTCATAGCTGTGATAAACCTACATGTGTCAATCCTGCGCATCTTTGGTTAGGCACTCCGACTGAAAACGCAGCAGACAGAGATCAGAAAGGCCGACAAGCAAAAGGAGAGACGAGCGGACCTAGACGACATCCTGAGTCCTACAAGAAGGGAGACGAGTCGTGGTCGCGCAACAACCTCGATAAGATAGTCCGCGGCGATCAACACTACTCCCGGATGTATCCAGAGAGAAGACCCCGGGGAAGCCAGAGCGGTATGGCCAAGCTCGATGAAGCGCAAGTCTTGGATATTCTTCAAAACTATAAGCGAGGACAAACCACTCTGCAATATTTTGCAGATAAATATCAAGTAACACGCGCACTTATCTGCGCTGTTGTTAACCGTCACATCTGGAAGCACGTGAAGCTGCCTCCACCAGAGGATTCTACACCATGACCACCACGCTACCCACACTCTACAAGCGCAACAGCAACGCCACGGCGATACAGCAGTGGACCATATCCGTCGACGACGCCACGATCACGACAGTGTACGGCCAGGTCGGCGGCGCCATGCAGACGACGTCGGACACCATCACGCAGGGCAAGAATCTCGGCAAGAAGAACGCGACGACGACGGCACAGCAGGCAATGCTTGAGGCCGAGGCGCAGCACGAGAAGAAGCTGAAGAAGGGGTACGTCACGACGCTGGCAGCAGCTCAGGCTGGCGAGGTAGACAAGCTGATCGAGGGTGGCATCGTGCCCATGACAGCCCTCGTCTACGCCGACCGCGCTGACAAAGTCGTCTTCCCCGTCGCGGTGCAGCCGAAGCTAGACGGCCATCGCTGCGTCGCGGTCGTCGAGGTGTCCGGGGCTCTTGGCGTCGAGGTGTCGCTGTGGACGCGGACTCGGAAACGGATCAAGTCCCTACCTCACATCATCGCACAACTACAGCAGGTCTTTCGCGAGCGCCTGGCATCGGGCGAGATCAAGGATGGAACGTACTACCTCGACGGTGAGAACTACGTTCACTCACATCGCGATCGCTTCGAGGAGCTGACGTCCCTCATCAGACCTGATGAGCCCCGGCCCGGCCACGACGTCGTCGAGTACCACGTCTACGACATCGTCTCTACCAATACTTTCCTCAATCGCTTCAAGCAGCTTGAGCATGTCTTCGACACGACTACGTCGGTCAAGCTCGTCGAGACCCACATCGCCGCCGACGAGGCGCAACTGCTCGGCCACTACGAGCACTTCAAGAAGCTCGGCTACGAGGGCGCCATGTGCCGCACCCTCGACACGCCCTACGAGCACAAGCGTTCCTCAAGTCTGCTCAAGATGAAGGACTTCGTCGACGGCGAGTTCCGCATCGTTCGCCTTGAAGAGGGCCGCGGCAAGCTCCAGGGCCACGTCGGCGCCTTCGTATGCATCACCGCTGAGGGCAAAGAATTCGGCGCCAAGGGTGCGATGCCAAATGAGGCACTGCGACAGGCTTGGCTTGAGCCCGAGAAGTGGATCGGCAAGATGATGACGGTGAAGTATTTCGGCGTCACAGCCGAGGGCTCGCTGCGCTTCCCGTCGGCGCTTCGTCTTCGTAGCAGCGACGAGGTGTCGTCGTGAACGCCGTCTTCACCAAAGTGCTCATCCGAGCATGCAAGCGCCGTGTCTCTGACACGAGCGTCGACTTCCACCAAGTCGTCGGCGACATGGCCGCTCTGCGTCGCGAGGACGTCGACGACGAAGACGTAGCCAACCACTTCGCCGAGGCTCTGCTCGATCTAGCTCAGGCTGACTCTAAGACGCGACAGATCCTGCGCCCAGCCGTGCTCAACGGCATTCGGCACACTGGACACTTGAGCTACGTGTCGCAGTTGGCACACACTCGCGTCGACGATCTTCGCGAGATTGGACTTTGGGACGAAGCCACAGAATAGTCACACCTTCCACCAACCTGAAGTCGAGAGGACCCGCGCATGCTCGCAGCCACCCTGCTTTACCTCGTATCCTACTTCGTGTTCTCGTTCTCTACAAAGTGGCTCGCGCTTCCTCACCCAGACTCATCCCCTGTCGACGGCCTCGCCCTGTTGCCTGCATCCATGCTCTGCTGCGCCGTCGTTTGGCTGCTTGGCCTAGCCGCCGAGGCCGTCGTCACGACGACGAAACTGCGGCTCCTCTCCAAACGCTACAGGCTTGACGTCGTCAGGGAGCTGCGACGGGACGGTGTCTACGTTACGACAGGACCACACGACTACGTTCCGCTGCCGCTGTACCGCCGCATCCTGTCACTTCTACTCACACGCGACGTCGTCGTCGCCGCCACGGCATCCGCCGCCATCCTGATAAGCAGCACACTCGCCTACAGCCGTGCCGAGGTTTCCCTACTGCTGCCATTGCTGCTCATGAAGGGCGGCGTCAACCTGTGGGGTCCGGTGGTGAGCTGGCTTCGTGGCGACGGCGTCACGACGAGAGCTCGCATCGTCCTCGGCCTCGCCTTCGTCGCCGTCGTCGCGGTGCTGTGGGATAAAGTGAGCCTACACGCCTCCTTCGCCGTCAGCCTCACCGTCGGCTACGCCTGTGTCTATGTCGCCGCCTACTTTCCGAAACTGGAGGTCATTTCACGCTACAGAGGCAACCACGACTTCCTGATGGCTGAGATGACGACGACCCTGATCGTAGCGCTCCCCATCGCAGTCGTCGTAGGCTGGGCGCATGCGTGGCGGGGTCTGGGAAGCGCTACAGGCGGCGTTTGGGCGCTGGACGTACTCCGCAGCCTCCTCGCAGCTGTCGCGGCTTCCACGCACACTACGGTGGCGCTGCTGCAACGCCCCGTCGTGTGGGTCATGGCTCTGGCCAGTGAGGGCGCCGGCCTCTTCGGCGGCCTCGTCTTCTTCGCGAGAGTCTCTAGCACGCTGTCGGTGCCGCTAAACCGCTGCACGTCCCTCATCGCTGGCGTGGCCGCCACGGCGGCGCTGTGGTCGCTGAGTCACAGCGGCGGCTTCGTCGGCTACCTGACGGCATCGCGGAATCGTCCTGAGCTCGTCGGCGTGGCCGTGATGATGGTGGCGCTGTGGATTGGGCTAGGATCGGGGCGTCGTGGGGTTGTGGCGGATGGGCGGCTGCCTCGTGGCAGCGTCGTGGCGTAGTCAGAAGCTAGTGCCGCCGTTGCTGGCCCAGTTTACTTTGGCCGCAATCTTGCTGGTGTCATATTCTGCGACATGCCACACAAGATCTCCACGGTCCATCTGCTCGATCAGATGCGTACCGTGTGAGGGTGTTACATGTGGTTGATCTCTGTAAGGTTTGCCTAAAGCATAACACTTTCGCAGCGTAGCTTCGACGCGAGCCCGTGCATGCACAGCATCCCTTGCGAAGACGAGCAGGCTCAATGGAATGTAGCCATCGCCTCGTAGTGCAACGTGAAATGGCAGGCAGGGTTCTCCTGCCTGGCACGGATCCTCCGCGAGGTAGTGACAACTAGATCCACTGGTCCAATAAGAGAACAAGTCGACAGCTTCTGGGAATTCGTGTCTGCGATCTGTAGCCATGTGCGTGTCTCCTTACAGTTATTTGCTGACGACGAAGGGCTTGTTCCAACGTCCGATCTTGACAGCGACGTAGTGACCGACGTCGAAGTGGTCGGACTGGATATCGCTGCGGTCGTGGTTGTCAGTGTTGAGAGCGACGACGATCTTGCTGAAAGTCTCCAGCAGCTCGCCATCGAAGGCGCCGTCGAGGTGGTAGTGGTTGACGTCGGCATGGTCGCCGCGAGCATGCGAAGCCTCACCGTAGCGACGGCGCTCATTGCCTACACGTGTATACTCAGCCAAAAGGTCGATGGGCGTTTGCGAGATGGTCAGCACGATCGTCGAGTGGTTCTGTATGGCCAACGACCACTTCCAATCCTTGGGCATGACCAGCTTGAGAGCTGCTGCGATGAGGGCCTTCTTGTTCTGATCTACGTATGCCATTTGCCGTTTCTCCTTATCTGATAAGAGAATGCGGCAAGACGACGACATCGTCAAGTCGTGAAGTGCAAATATCTTCTAAGTGTCGGCAGTAACTAGGTTCTTAGTTACTCAGAGTTTAGGCAGCGGCACCGCTCATTAGTGCAACACCTTGCACTAGCCACGCCAGCCTGACGGCGGCGCGCACGCCACGACGTCGCCCGGCCACGCCTCACCCATGTCGCCAAGATCACCCGGCACAGGGATGTCCGCCTCGCGAAGCCACTGCCTCGTCCGATAGAAGACGACCTCGCGACCGATCTCGTTGCCGCGCTTAAACGAGGTCGTCGAGGTGGCAAACTCGGTGCGGTCGCCGAAGCCGGCGCCGATGGAAGCGCTGCGCGTGGGCACGTCTGAGCAGTTCGTTTGCATGCCCTTGGCGAAGCCGCGATAGCCTCCGCCACTACTCAGATCGGCACTGAGGTTGCTGCGACTTGCGAGATCCACGCTATAATGCTGTGCCCGCTTCTCTGCGAAGACGACGACGCCGACGCAGCCAGCATTGGACGCTGCACCCTTCGACGCTACGTAGCTGTCGCTGACGGTCTTGAACTCAAACTTTGCAACACTGCCGCCGTCCAAGCGCCAGCCTGGCAGTCGCAGCTTCGTGTCGGTGACAATGTAGCCGCGCGTGCTAATACTCGCAGTCTTGCCGTCCATCACCGAGAGGCCGTCGACGGAGATGCAGACCTCGCGACGTCCGCCACCATCGCGAAATACGGGCCACGTCACGTCGACCTCGAAGTCGCCGCTGTCGGGACAGACGATGTAGGTACGTCCGTTGTGGTTGAAGCGCAGCAGTGCCTTGCCGTCGTGGATTAGATTGATGGTGCTCATAGTAGCTTCGCTTTCCTTGCTGCCGCGACGAGTTGGTGGGCGGCGATGTCGTTTCTCTGCGAGAGGGTCCCTGTCATGACGACGTGGGCGTCAGGATGATCAAGCAAAGCGTCTAGAATCGCGGCCTGGACGGCGAAGGGTGACCTGATCGCCAGGCTGTGCAGCCGCCGGGCGTCGCCGCGGAATCGCGGCCCCTGCGCCGTCATGATGACTAGTGATTCCTGCATGGCGTCGCCAGCTGCACCACCGCCGAGCGCCAGCCGTAGATCGCCCTGCGCCTGCCTCGCAATGGCAGCGGCCTCAGCGCCCCCCACACCACGTCCCGTCAGCACAGCCGCCACGTCGGCGGCGCCGAGCTCTAGATGGCAGCTGAACCTTGACCGCAGGGCGGCGTCGAGCTGGCCGCGTGGCCGCGAGGTGCAGGCGATCCACAGGTTCACAGTGTCGCGTTCAAGCGGCAGCAGCAGCGCCTGGACAGCCTTGTCAGGCAGGGCATGGATTTCGTCGATGATGAAGGCACGGCAACGACAGCGCGGGTCCGATGGCGACTGCATCGACGCGGCGGCGAGCTCGCGAATACGGTCGATGCCGTCGTCGCCGCCGTTGATATGGAAGAAGTCGAAGGGGAACGATGAGGTTACATCTGAGAATTGTTCTATGTCTGCATGTCCTTTGTGAGGGGAGACAAGCAACGCTTCTATACCCATCGCCCGTGCGGCCAATGCCTTAGCGATCGTCGTCTTGCCGACGCCGACGGGACCGGTTATGAGCAGCTTCTTGGCGTCGAGGCAGCGTGGCGGTATCGTCTGCGATTTGATGTCGTCGAGGAGTAGCATGTCTTAGGTATCCTCTCGCTGGGGATCCACTTTGTGTTCACACAGCATCTCATCCTGATCCATTGCCAGCATGTCACCCCACGACGAACACGCCGCAGTGTGGACGCCGCCGAAGCCGCCACAACCAGCACAACCAACAAGCTCGCCGCTGAGTCGATCCGCCGCTACCTCGACGACAGCGACGACCTGCTTGTAGTGTTCGGCGCTCAACCGCTGAGCGACCTCGTCGCTGAGTCGCAGCGACATGACGACGAAACCTAGCGGCGACAGCCTGTTGGCGGCGATCTCGATGGGCTGGGCGACGCGGTGCAAGCTCGCTTCCATCTCGTCTTCTAAGACGTTGCCGGCAAGATCGAAGATGGGCGCACCCACTCGACGACGCCATGCCACGTCTTCAGCCACGCTTCGACGCGACGCCCTGACGACGATGCCGCCCAGCCACTTTACAGCACTCCAACACGCACAACCGAGGGCCGCAGCCCCGACAAGTTCAAGCATTGTTCATGTCTACCACGCTAGGCTCAGCATGTCAAGCGCTACCGCACCCTCTAATATGCACACCGAATACTACCCCGGACTGTACTCAGGCAACAGTGCAGGCGACGACGTTCTCCAGCATACCGTCACCGCCTCCAACTTCAAGGGACCGCCCCTCGTCGCCGTCTACGGCACGACAGCGGATCGATTTGTGAACGAGAGCGAGGTCGACGACTTCGCGTCGGCCTTTAACGCTCCCCTCGTCATCATCACCGACCAGATCGACGGTACGGGACGTGCCGCTTACGTCGCGGCTTGCAACGCGATGGGGCCGCTCTACAAGTCAAATCGTCGTGGCAGCCCCGTCTTCGTCTCCAACACGACGCCGTCGACGCCTATAGTCTACGGCGGACCACTGCTTGCCCTCGGTACCACTGACCCCAACATCGACAGCAGCGTCGCCGTGGCGTGGCTCGTCGCCGAGATGACGTCACGGACGACGCAGAACCATCCCTATCAGCTCGGCATGCAGGGCGTCAGCACCTTCACCACCGACGGCAACTTGTCGCCGCCTGTGTATCGTATTGGTCCTGACATCGTCGACGGGTTACAGCAGGTGCAGAAGAAGTGGCAAGGCAAGACCGTCACGACGGTGTCGCAGTATCAGGCCCTCATGACGGCGGCGATAGGGCGTCCTGGCCTGGCGGCGTTGTGCAATGCGGCTTTGGTGCCGTTTATCGTGTTGAACCATTAGTTTATGCTTGCAAGACTCTGGTTTTTAATATAGCATCTGTGCATGCCTATTCGTCATAGTCCAGAAACTCTTGAAAAGATGCGAAACACGTGGGCAGCAAAGCGACTGTTAAAGGCATCTAAACCGCAAGATTCAAGAGAATGTTTAAGCTGTTTACAGGTCAAGCCGGCAAATGAGTTTGGACGTTACTCTGCAAGACTTGGGCGCCCATGTGCTGGTCGTTTGCGATATCGTTGTTTAGCATGTGAAGCTGTCGAAACGGCGATAGGTAAACTGCGTCGTCGAGAAGCGGACCCTATGAAAACTTGGGTTAGTGTCAGACTCTCCGATGCTAAAATACGAGCAAAGAAAGGTAACTTATTGTTCTCTTTAACTAAAGAAATTCTGCATCGTCTATGGTCAGATACTTGTGCTTATTGCAATAAACGAATGGTTCTTCATGAAGCATCAGGTAAGCTTCAAAATGTCGCTACTTTAGATCAGTTAATTCCAGGCGAAGGATACACTGAAAATAATGTTGTAGTATGCTGTGCGAGGTGTAATACAATAAAGTCGGACGCTTCAATTGATGAAGTCTTAAACTTAGCCAAAGGCTTACTTAAAGTAAGAGATCAAAGATACCCTCTTACAGTCCAAGATTCTTCACCGCAAACAATACCTGTTACAGCAGGACCAGTGCCTCCAAACAGGACACCAGACCCCCAAATAAATGTGCCCCAAAGTGGCCCTGACGAGAATTGAAACCAGAAATATGTGCAAGTATCGTGCGCACTTTTATGCTCTCGTACAAGTCGCCTGAGTTGCTGAATTTCAATTTGTGTTAATGTAGTGCCATAAGTCGCGCCTCCACCCCACAACCAGCCGCTTCCCCAACGAAGTTCTTGAATAGGCATGGGTTGACGTATAAGAATGTCGAATTGCGCCCACTGTTGCAATGCAAAAGCCCTTACATAATCACTACCTACAGGCGGCGGCGACGAGAAGTCGACGCGGCGAAGCACCTGCACGGCAGTGAGGCCGCACCAGCTGAGCTCGTCTTTGTGACCTTGCTGCGACCCCGACACAGCCCACAGCGACCATGCGTGCTTGAGGCGGTCGCGGTGCAGGAGCTCGTTCTCCATCGTGCCGCCAGTGCCGATCAGGATGACGCGCTCTAGGCCGCGCTCATTGGCGAGGTAGTAGAGGGCGTCCGCAGGTGTCTCCGACGGCCACTGGCATTCCTTGGCCCAGTACAGCCTGTCGAGCTCGACGTCCATGTTGCCGCCCATGACGGTCTGGTAGTCGGCGCCAGCCGGACCGGAGAAGCACGGCTTCTGGAGGATCTGGGCGCAGAGAGATGCGTAAGTGAGCGTGTCCTGCGAGGGCATGGTAGAAGGTGTCTTGACGAGAGGATGACATCGTGTTAATGTCGAGACCATGTCAATCCCATCGGGGCCTGATGCTGCTTGGGATCTCGGGCCTCGGTGCTTCGCTGCTGTCCGGTCGGCGCAGGCGCACAACAAGCCCTACAAACTACTTCTGCCCTTCGTCCGCTACCGACACATCGTCGAACCCACGATGGACGCTGTCGATTGTGCAGATGCAGAGGGTCGGGCCAAGATCATGGAGGCATCCAGCTTTCGCTTTGTCTGCGGCGACGATTCTATCAGAGTGCCTTTGGACAAGCTCACGATGAGTTTCGACTGTCTCGTCGCAGAGATCATGACTGCTACAATAGCTTGACATCATCAGATGGATGATGTATCGTAAGTGCTTCAATCAACAGGAGTCTTTCGTATGTCTGCTAAGAAGCCCACCAAACACACCAAACGTCAGAAACACCTACAGCTTCGCCTCGACGAGATCCACCGCGCCATTGCCGAGACGACCAATCTCGACGTCTACGCCTCCTACTGCGCGGGCTACGCTCGGCAGATGCAGCAGAACGACGTCGCCTCGACGCTGATGCCGTGCGGTCACGAGGCCGCCCACATCGCCGCCTTCGCGCTCGGGCAGCAGCACGCCGACGCCAGGGAGCCGCTCCGTCGCCTGGACGACGTCGTCCTCGCCGTCGAAGCGTACACGACACAGCCAAAGTCTGCTTAGACGCTGATGAATGTCAGCGTGATCGGCGACGGGACAGGGACCTGTAGGGGTCCGAACTGAAGATCGCTGCCCGGCGACACCACCGTCGCGTCGACGATGATGCCAGCGCCCACGCCAGCCTGATACAGCAAGACTTCGATAACGCGCTCTGCGCTGACAAGGCCGCCGATCGGCAGATCAGCGAAGTACGCTTGGACATTGGCGACTACCTGCGCCTGAAAAGCCGCCGTGTTGAACGTCGACTGGACCTTGATCGTCGCTATCACGGCGACGTTGATGGTGAAGGCCGACGACACGACTGCCTTGACAGTCTCGGGCACTCGGAAACCGCCGACCTTCTCGGGCGCGATGTAGTCTTGAACTTGCGTCACGACGCTACCGCCGACAGCCCCAGACGACGACGCTATGACGACCTGGACGAGGCCGGGGTCGAAGATGTTGCTGCCTGTGTAGACGTTGCAGCGCGTCACCCTGTCAGCTGCTGCGACGTTGCTCGCCGTCGCGTCCACGGCCCACGTCTTGTAGTCATCTGCCGACGATCCCGCAGGCACCTCCCAGTTGGCGAGGTTGCGTGCCCGCAGCGCCGTGTCAGCCTCGTCGTCGGTGCCGCTCTGACCATCGTACTTCGTGAGCCAGTCCGGCGGATTACGCACGCTGACGCCGGGGATGCGACCCAGCACAAAGAAGTTTAGCGTCCCGGTGCCGATCTGGGCGTAGGTGGCACCCACGTCCTGTGCCTGGACGACGACGTCGACGCTGCCACCTCGTGGTAACGTCGTCGACGTAAGCCCCGTCACAGCGGCGTAGAGGCCGCGATACTGCAAGCTGCTATTGGCGCCCGCGCTGAGCTGTAGCGACGTGGCGTCGAAGGTGTAGGGGCCGCCGTTGCCTACGTCAGTGAGCGTCACGTAGCCAGTGGTATACGTCCCGAGCACACGCTGGTTGTCGTACACTTGATCCGACTGCACCGTGAGGGCATCGCCCGACGCCGTGCTGTTCTGGCCGCCGCGCACGACGACGATCTGAGCGGCAAGGTAGTCGGTTTTCGCACCCGCCTGGATCTCGACGAGGCTCGACGGGACGCTCCCTGATTCCCAGCTGAAGATCGGTGGGTTCTCCGCGGCGATGCCCTGGAGGATTTCCAGCTTGACGGCGTCGTAGGCGGTGGCAGTAGTCACGTCGGTGAGCGATACAGGAACGGGCATAGTTCAAGGTGGTCAGCGTAGGTTGGTTTGCTTTTAGCTTGACAACATCGCGGCATCGTCGTAAGGTCCTTACAGGTGCAGGCCAAGCCTGCTCATGTAAGGAGACGACGATGTCCAACGATGCGATCCTTCCCCGACTCCCTGGCGTCGACATGATGACGCTGTCACAGCGACGTGCCATCAGCAACCTTCGTAACTCCGCCAAGACGATTCGAGAGTGCGACTACGACGCCAAAGTGCGTATGATGTCGCCGCCCTCGACGAAGTCGCCCTTTGTCATCACCACGACGCCGCCTCGCTTGCCATATGCCGTCGCTGCCTTCGTCATGATGATGCTGCTCCTCGGCGGTCTCGTCCTGCGCAGCAACGTCGACAAGATGGCGGCGTCATGGCCGCACCAGGCAGTGCGGCAACGCCTCGACATGGGCACAGCGACGGCGGCCTCGTCGTCGGAGTGGCGAGACGACGTCAGTGAAGTGGAGGTGAAGCCATGACCTCGA